ATTGTACTTGAAGAGTGCTTCTGTCTCCGCATAGTTTGTCTTACCAACGGTCTTATGTAAAGACAATATTTTTCTGTTGAAGTTCTCTTTACCAAACTCTTTGGCATCAAACTTTAACTGTTCGTTAGAACCATAATATTTCTTCCAATCACTTTCAGAAGTTACTCTACGCTTACCACCTTTAGGCTTTCGCTTCTGAACAAAATACTTTCTACCCACATACTTTCTACCAGTGAGCTTATTCTCAATAAGGTATAAGAACCCATAATAATCTTTTATCTTTTTAGAAGTAAAAGGTTTCCCTCTATACATCCAGGGGTTCTCGTAATCTACCATTAAAGATGTTTATTGCTACTTTATATATTACCCTTCCGAAACCTCTTCCCAATGATTCGGTTGATGACCACAGGCAGCCAATTGCACCTGGTAATATACCTTTACTTCTTCCCAAGTATTAAGAACAATACTCTTCAATGGAGAATGCCATACTTTATAAGCCATATTATTGAGAGCAATTATCAATTATTTAGTACTTAGAGTGTCTATGAGAGATCAGATATAGCAAATCCTACCTGAGTTGTAAACGTATCACCCAAATCGTTTACAGCTTCATATTGATAGTTAAAAATACTGTCTAATTTTTGTACTGCTAGACTGAGAAGACCTGCAGAAGTGAATCCCGTAGGTGCTGTACTGGGAGTTACAGAAACTGATGTCTCTACTATTGATGTAAAAGCAGCACTAGATGTGGTGTATCCAGCAGCAGGGAAAACATATTCTACTTCAAGATCCCATTGGACTGTAAAACCTGTGGTGTTAGATGTTGTTGGAGTTATACTCAATAAAGTCTTATCGCTATTATTAGCGTACATTTCTATATTTCTTAGGTACTTTATATAGGTACTTAAAGTAACTTATCACCCTTGACAAGGCTGATTCTACACAAAAAAAGACCCCCTGTCAAGTAGGAGGTCTTAATTCACTTATTCAATCTGTTCCACTCAGCTTCTGTTTTACAGTAGCCAGAGTGCTGTATCGTATGTAATGTTTGGATAAGAGTGATGGGGAGTATAAGGACTCCAACCATTATCCAAAGTTCAAAGGGAAGTTTCATTCAGTAGCTTCGGTGTCAGATAGTAAGTAGTCAGCAATAGTATCCAAGTCAGCTGCCGCAATAGACATCTTGGCTTGAACCCATGCTGGTAACTGTAGCATCTTGTCGCCACCAATGTAAGTTTTTATGCGCAAACAAGCATTCTCTGCGGTGGCTATCTGGCGCAGTACCATATATCCTTCTGGATCAGCCTCTAATCCCTGTGCGATGGCTTTAGCTGCCTCTGAGAGGGGCTGAGTGCCCTCTAAGGCATCTAGAATACCAGAGGCGGACTCTACTGTCATTCCTCTGAGGATTAGGTCAATCTCACCGATTGTAGATGCGTGACCTGAACCAAGTAAGTGCTCTGCGATGTCAACATAAATGTCCGCAGATTCGTCATTTTGTTCAGCAATAACTGAACCTTGTAGTGCCAATTCAATAAGTTCTTCCCTAGACATTATTTTAAGTAATACTTCATAAAAGTATTTAGACAATAAAAAAGCTCCCCTATTAAGGGAGCTCGTACATAGTGAACGCAATAGTCTTTCTATACGCTTTAGCTAAAGAATTTGGGGCTGACCCTCGATGGTCTCTATGTGCTGCGCATAAACACCCACAGTTAGGTATAAATGGAACATAGTAATATTCACCTTCTGTGGTATATACAAATTCCCCTCCCCATAGTGAATCCCAGTTGGTATTAAGAAAAATGACAAACGTCCAACACCCCTCAATTCCATCTTGATGAAAGGTATTTTCCATACCAGGATATTGTATATTTGTATTGATACGAACTAGAGATAATTTTCTTTTTAATATTTTTTCTGACATTAATTTTATATTACTGCCAACACGAATAAATGCTAGGTTATCTCCTAGCAAATCATCTTTATATGTAATATTAATATTTTTATAGTGATATGGTTTTGATATCGCTAGTCTTGGTAATATATCAGATGAATCAATTGAATTATTTTTAACAAATAAATTATTGTAGCTGAAATTAAATTCATCATTTATAAGAGTAAAATCAGATATTGATAGCACATCCTCAATTTTATATAAGGACGTGCTTATTTCTTTACACTTCATAAACTAAATCCAGAGAACTGATCTTCNTTCATATCCTGCTTTAATCCCCCAACAATATAGGAGGTAATTTCTGTTTCTTGGGGAGCAACCTGGACACTCTTGGAGTTTAGCCAGTGCTCCGTCCAAGGTAGTGGGTTGTTTTTGGCTGGGATGTCGTAGATGGGTTCTAACCCAATAGCCTTCATACGACGGTTAGCTACCCACTCAACATAGTTAGACAGTAACTTTTCGTTAAGACCAATCATAGATCCATCTTTGAATAGATACTCTGCCCATTCTTTTTCTTGCTGAACAGCAGCACGGAATGTGTTGATGACCCACTCCTTTTCTTCTTTAGCAATCTCCACCATCTCGGGATCATCACCTCTATCCCAATTTTTTAGGATATTCTGGGTGATTACTAGATGTTGTGACTCATCACGTGCAATTAAACTGATGATTTTAGCAGATCCTTCCATCTGCTTTAGCTCACCGAAGGCAAAACTACAAGCAAATGATACATAGAAACGAATACCTTCTAGGATATTAACATTTGCTACAGCACGGTAGAGCTTACGCTTAAGCTCACGGCGTTCTTCCTGGGCACTACCAACTTCCTCGTGTGCCTGCTCATAGACCTTACGGCTGTCGTAGTCGTGAGCAGCATTGATAAAATCATTATATGCAGCAGTAACGGCAGTAGCACGTTCTAGGATACGATCATCCTTAAGGATGGTATCAAATACTTCAGAAGGATCTGAATAGATGTTCTTAATAATATATGTGTAGGAACGTGAATGGATCATCTCCATAAACTCCCACGCTTTCATACAACCTTCTAGTTCAGGTAGGGAGCAGTATGGTGCAAAAGCCATACTGGGACCACGCCCTTGTACTGAGTCTAAGAGGATTTGATATTTTAGATTACTAGTAAATATATGCTTCTGTTCTGGGCGCAACTTATGATAATCGGAACGATCTTTCTGAAGAGAAACCTCTTCTGGCTTCCAAAAGAATCCTAACTGCTGTTGAGTTAGCTTTTCAAAAATTGGATACTTATATGAGTCATACCTCTGAACTCCTAATGGTTGTCCAAAGAACATTGGCTGTTTTTTAGTATCAACTTCGTTAGAATTAAAAACAGTCATTCCTTCGATACTTTGCGTGGTCATACGTTCCTACGAGATTTTTTATTATAGCAGAAATGGGGAGCAGTGTCTATGACACTCTCCCCATAATTATATATCTTTTTAGATTGCGCAGCTGTCGCAGGTGTCTTCGTCAGCATTATCTAAAGTAGCCAGGATATCATCCATAGTTTCTTCCTTGAATTCTTCCTTTTCACCATCACTTGAAGTATCATATGTGTTCTGATAGTAGCTAGTCTTCCACCCCATTTTGTATGTGGTAAGCCAGTCTTTGATCAAAACAGATACTGGGACTTCTCCATCTGAATAGTTCTCTGGGTTGTATGACCAGTTGCCAGAAATAGCTTGGTCAAAGAACTTCTGCATGATAGCTACGATGTTAATGTAACCTTCATTGCTCTTCATATCCCACAATAAAGTGTAATGTTGCTTAAGAGTTTGGAAGGAAGGAACAATCTGCTTGAGAGGTCCTTTCTTACTTCTCTTAATGGAGATGTATCCACGGGGTGGTTCTATACCATTAGTTGCGTTACAGACCACCGAGGAGCTTTCAGAAGGCATCTGTGCGCTCAATGTGGAGTTGCGTACCCCATACTTGATACAGTCGGCTCGTAGAGCTTCCCAGTCTAGTGAGAGATTGTTGGGAATTATATCATCAACATCAGTCTTGTATGTGTCAATAGGAAGAATACCGTGATGATACTTGGTGCGATGAGACCAACCACAAGCTCCCTTTTCTTTGGCAAGATTAGTTGTAGCTTTGATGAGATAATACTGAAAGTGCTCTGTTAGATCGTGGACTAGCTGTAGTGCCTCTGTATCGGCGTAGTTGACGTGATGCTTGGCTAGGTAGTGTGCTAGTCCAATGTAACCAATACCGAGGCTACGGCGGTTCTTGGTGGCAATCTCTGCTGCTTTGATTGGGTACCCCTGGAAATCAATGAGTTCATCAAGTCCACGGACTGCTAGGTCACATAACTCTTCCATCTCTTCCAAGTTACGTAGCTTACCTACGTTGACTGCTGAAAGAATACAGAGAGCAATCTCACCTTCAGTATCATCAATATGGGTAAGGGGTTTAGTTGGAAGTGTAATCTCTTGGCAGAGGTTAGACATTTCAACCTTGTCTATGAAAGAACTATGACTATTACAGTGGTCAAGGTTCATAATGTAGATACGACCAGTCTCCGCACGTTCCTTAAGGATGTCTAGGATAAGTTCCTGTGCCTTTACTGTGGTTTTTGGGGTCATATCATTGAGCTCATACATCCTGTATAGAGTATCAAAGTCTTCTGTACCAAAAGCTTCATACAAACCAGGAACATCATGAGGGGAGAATAGTGTGATGTCTCCATTCTGAATAAACCTTTCATAGAAGATTTTACTNATTTGAATTGAGTAATCAAGCTTGCGCACTCGGTTATCTTCTGTTCCTTTGTTGTTCTTAAGGACCAAAATGTCTTTAATTTCTTGGTGCCAGATGGGAAAGTGAACAGTAGCAGAACCTCCACGAATACCATTTTGAGTACAGCAGCGGACAGTAGATTCAAACTTTTTAAGGAATGGAATCAGCCCGGTATGGCTGACCTCGCCACCACGGATTCTACTGTTGAGACCACGGATTCGCCCAGCGTTGATCCCGATGCCAGCTCTTTGCGCAACGTATCTGCCAATAGCCATATCAGAGCTAAAGATAGAATCGAGACTGTCGTCGGAATCAATAAGAACGCAGCTAGCGTACTGCCTAAGGGGCGTTCTAACNCCTGCCATAATAGGCGTTGGAATATTGATACGGTGCTTTGATGTTGCGTCATAATAACGTTTTACGAAGGACATGCGGGTTGCTTTAGGATAGCGCGAAAACATAGTCGCGGCAACCAAAAGGTACATAAATTGGGGAGTCTCATACATAGTATCCGAACTTCTGTCCTGTACTAGGTACTTGTCAATTACTTGACGGAGACCTGCGAATGTAAAGATATAGTCACGGTCATGATCAATGATGCGATCAAACTCAGCAAACTCTTCATCTGAATATAGGGAAAGGATTTCCTCATCATACACACCAAACTCAACACAGCGCTCTACCTGCTCCCTCACTGAGATTAGTTCATGGAGCTTACCATAAACCTGCTTACGTAGAGCAAACAGCATTAGACGGGCAGCTACGAACTGATAGTTGGGATGATCCAAGTCAATTAAATTGGAAGCAGAACTAACAAGAATACGTTGGATCTGATCAGTAGTAATACCATCAAAGAACTGAATCTCTGAAGTCATTTCAACTTGAGATACCGATACACCAGCCAATCCTTCACAGGCAGCTTCTACCATTACATGTAGTTTATTGATATCAAGAGGCTCACTAGCACCAGATCTTTTAATTACCTTGATGTCGCTGTTCATAGTCGTTTCCATTCGTTATACTTAATTGTTGCTGTGAGTGATTGGTATGTGTTTGATTCTAACACAGAGTTGACATCTATGCCTTGTAGAACCATATCATTTAAGTCTTTCTCTATAATACGTGATGGGAAAATAACAACCTTTTTACCTTGTTTAATTGCCTTCTCAATACGGGCACAGATTTCTTTGTTTCTTGGTTCGTTATCGTAAACGTATACTAGATCATTTAAATGTAGAGTATCTAGGTCAACATCAGCACCACACATTGCGATACCGTTATTGATAAATGTAGAGTCGAATGGTCCCTCTACCACGTAGACCGTCTTGTTTGTGTCTACTGTGTCCATCCCATATACTTTTGGGTGCTCATCGTTGAGCATAATAGTAATATATTTAACCTTACTAGGTCTAAGTGCTCTCCCCTGAAAGCCAAATAGATCTCCATCTGCTGTATAAAGGGGGATTATAATACGTGCGTCATCATATTTCGTGCTATCGAATGCCTTAGTAAGTGTGTTTGCCCACTTCTTAAATGTTGGAGTGTAGTAAAACTTTTCTGGGTCTAACTTACGTTTCTCTAAGTATTCTTTTGCAGCTATATTCTCTGATGCTTTCGGTAATCTAATCTTAAGCTTTCTAGTAAATACTGGCTTTGTAAATTTTAATTTAGGTGAAGGAGTTGAGAAGTTCTTTCCTGAGTGACCTTCCTTAAACTTCTCCATAACATATTGTTTATGGAGAGTAGTATCCATATGTTTAATGAAGTTGTTTAGTGACATACTAGCGCCACAGTTATGGCACTTAAAGTTTGTGTTGTTCTTTACAGTGTAAAGGTATCCTCTAGTCTTGGTCTTATTCTTAGATGAGTCTCCACAGATGGGACAGCGAAAATTAAAAAGATCCGCCTTTACTCTTTTGAATTTCTCAAGACGAGAGGATACTAGATTCACATATTTAGAGTCAACAAAATCCATTGAAATACTAGTCTTAGTTCCTTGGAACTATTATAGCAGGTCTTTCTTCAACGAATACAAGTTCTGTGACAATAGGGGAAATAATCATAAGTGTCACAAAGAAAAGACTAATACCACCCATTCCCATCCAAACTTTACGTTCGATGGTATTGATTCTAGTAATAGCATCTTCTACTCTGTTCTCAAGTTTGTCCCCAAGATCCTCAATATCTTTAGCATTTTCAGCCAAAGACTCTCTGGTAAAGTCTAGCTTCTCTTCATGAACTGCCAACATTCTGCTGACACTTACACTTAGATCGCTTAACTTTTCTATAGTTGCGTCTAACCTGGATAGAACTTCTACCATGTTACCCAACTTCTCTTCAAGGACTGCTAACTTAATGTTATCGGGGTCCTTTTCTGGCATTTTTTACTCCTTTGCTTGGTTTTACTGCTTGTCTGTAAAACATATTAAGCTTCTTATACTTGCGTTTGCGAAAGTCTATTACTGGATCATACCCCGCAACTGGACCTTTGGCGTCAGCAGCACTAGAAAAACCAGGCTTCCCAGGAGAAGATTGCGTAGTCATACCACCACCGGTAGCAGCACCTGCAGCAGCTCCACCCATCTCTTCCTTAAGACGCCTATAGCATTCTAGTATTTTGTCTACCTTATTCACCATCGATATTCTCCAGTTGGTCCAAACAGTATTGATCTAACACTATATCATCAATTACACTTCTAGGAAACTCTGGGAGTTTATGTAAGAAGACGAGAAAGCTTTTAATGGAGGACCATAAGTCTTTCTCTAGATTGAAAAATAATAGTGGGACTGCCGCATCTCCAAATACATTGAATAGCACTGTCAGATGATTAAGAATTAAATGTGTCTTCAGAGTATTATTGTTAATATAACGTCTCAAAAGACGTTTCACATACTTAATCTTTTTCAAGTCTTCTTCAAAGTCCTCGCGAGTTACCGCATGAGGATTCTCATAATACTTGATAGCAAATAGGAGATAATTATCTTCATTTAGTTCTTTGAATTGCATAATCCCCTACGCATATGCCACATAACTATTACTAGGTAGTTGGGTATGGACGGTTACCTGTTGCGATTCCAGATTGAGCTACAAAAGTTTCGGTCTTATTACGAAGATTCCCATGCATATCAATGTAAGTCATAATACCAACCCAACCAGCGTGGAATCCACCAGTAGTTGTTGTTAGTCCAGCGGCAGCAACACCAGCAGTAGATACACCAGCTAGAACTTGTGTGCGAATTGTAGAGATACCAGTTGTGGTATTTGCAGCACTTGGAGCATATCCGGGATCATTTTTCAAATAGATAGGCTGTGTTGCATATGTAGCAGGATACGTTCCAGCTGCTACAGCAGACATCTTGCCTACACGATAAAGATCAGTAGATATTTCAGCTTCCAAAGTTACGAAACCTGATTCGCCATCATCTAAGAGAGCAGAAGTTCCTGTTGCAATACCGCTAGCACTTAAACCAGCTGCAGATGCGGTCCAAAAATTAGAGCTAGCCGTACCGACAACGGTTACTGGGCTAGGACCGGTAATATTATCGCGAGTTCCCCAGAGTGACATTTTGTGTTCCTTTTGTAATTTAATTACTGTAGCTTTATTTATAATAAAAAAAAGACCCAGTTTTTGGGTCTTTAAATTACTTAAGAAATATCCTTCGCATAGCGCGGAGAATATATTCAAGTATATCCAATAACAATGATAGTNCTCCATTTGCCTTCACAAGTTTTGTTTTACCTAGAGCTTCAGATAGAATCAGAAGTCCTGTAATAATCCAAAATGTAGCATGTGATAAGGCAAAGCACTCAATCACTGAACTTCGCTAGGAAGTAGTGCTTTACGGACGGTAGCGACAACTAGGTCATCGATATCGTTGTCGGTGGAGGCAGCATAACGCTCAAGTAGCTCAACTACTAGACGCTTTACTTCAGCAGACTCACGGAGCCACATTAGGATGGGCTTGAAAAGTTCTACTAGTTTAGACATAGGGGTTACCTATAAACTGCTCTTTTATTTATACACCCGCGCCGTTAGGAACGGTTCCATCATCGAAAGGCAACTCAGGACCACCGGGAGCATTAGGTCTACGGTCTCCAGGTGCTTCTCCACCATTCTTATAACGCTTAGGCTTACCCTTTGGATTCATTACTCCTGGCTTGCCTTCAGGATCTTTCGGGGGATCAATCATTTCCTTACTAGGACCNGCTGAGTCATTACGACTATACTCAAGAATGGGCATACCAGCTTCATCAAGCTTGGCTTTTTTCTTCCTAGGCTTCTCCTCTTTCTTGCCCTCACAGACACATTCGGGAGTTCCACACTTAGGGCAGCACTCTTCAGCAACTAGATTCTTAATCTGATCGCGCAACCCCTCACTAACAGGTTGTTGACGTAGGCGACTCTGCGCACGACTTTCTTGACTGTCAGTTACAACAGCCTCTCCCATAGTGGGCATTATCTTGATGAATTGCTTATTGTCCACACCCTTACCAGTCAACTTTTTTCTCTCACGCTCACCTTGGTTCTCACTACCCGCGTTTATCAAGTCACCTTCAAGAACGACGTCCTCACCAATGGAAGACTTCTTCTTCTTAAAGTCAACAGCCATACGACGCTTGTAGAGATCTTTGACCTTATCAGGATCGCGGTCACGTGAACGCTTACCGTCTTCTAGCTTTTCGTCTCTATAGAGCTTAGCGGATTTTCTCTCACGCTTTTCCTTGGGGTCAGGCTTCCACTCTTCATCTACTTTTTTTTTAGCCTTGTCCATAGAAGCGCTTTGCTTCATAATATCTTTGATAGAACCAGAGATNCCAGTGAAGCCGTCCTTGGAAGGATCAGTTTGCTTCTTTGAGTCATCCTTATAGCCACCAGCAGCGCGTGCCGCACGGCGATTCTCGCGGAGTGCTAGGTAAGATTCCCAAGCAGACTCCTTCTTTACGATCTTACAAGATTCGTCATCCATCTCCTTATCACCAGCATACTTATTTTTGCCGTCCTTCTTTTCCATTCCTTCAGATTCATCGCGACGATCTTTCATGGATTGACTTTTTTTACCATTCTTAGATCCTAAAGCATCATCTAAACGATCATTATAACCTTGATCATATCCTTCTTTCTTTACACCAGGATCTTTGGCTGGGCGGTCCTTCATACTATGTGTAAAACTGGATCTGTGGTCTTCTGGGGGATGAGTACCATCCTTACCAGTTCTCTTACCACCGTAAGTATCGCGACGGGGGTCTTCACCACGCTCAATAGAGGATCGGATACCGTCCATCTTAAAGGACTTATTCTTGCTGTCGCTGTCGCTCTTGGTGCGCTTACCAACAGCATCTTTCATATGCTTGTTTGACTGACGCTTCATCTTGTCTAGGTCAGCTTCCTTTTTACCTTCATCTAACCCAAACTCTTCGCGGCGAGTGTCCTGTCCATCAGGGCGACCACCCATCTTGCGTTGAATGGCGTTGTGGACTACACCAGCGTGCTCTTTAGAACCAGACTCAACCGTACCATCTCCATCACGGTCACCACGCTTGGCGGCTGCTGTTCGCTCACCCCTATCATCTTCGCCAGTATCACCGTGATCGGTCAATTCAACAGAAGCAATATTTGGATTAGCGCGTAGCTCGGCAATTTTTTGACGAGTAGCGTAGCGAGTATAGCTAGAATTAGAACTACGATCCTTCACACGAACCTTATACTTTGTTCCTTCACCAGTCTCTTTAGTATCAACTTCATGAATATCTTCTATACCAGTTACGAATACCGCCTTAAATGCGTTCGACAATGTGTCTTCAGCCATTTCTTTCAAGGTATAGTCCTCAAAGAACGCAGCCTTTAGAGCAGCAGCATCTTCAATGCTCATATCAGCTTCATAAAAGAAGGCAGTCAATGCTTCGGTATGAGTTAGATTTTCAGTCTCGGCAAGAGTCTTTACTAACTCAATTGCCTCAGTGATTTGGAATTCCATTTATCTAAAATAAGCAGGGCGTGGGGTTTCTTCGTAGTTTTATTTATATAAGTTCTTAATCTATGAAAACTTAGATAAAAATTGTATAAAGCTATTAGCTTTAGATTGGAGTCTAGTATTTGGATTGTTATAACTAACATCCTGCGTCCAGGTCTTAAACATCTTATTATCNTCTGTAACACAGATTAGATAGTTAGCTCCTGTCCTGACAATCTCAGCATACATTCCAGTGTGATCGTGAGTTACCATATCGCCGATATTAAATATACTGCCATTGACATACTCTTCTCTCAATTCTAGTAAGTGTAATTTAGGAGCTATTTCCCAGTTTTCGCAAACAATTTTTTCTTTTGGAGTAATTCCCATAGCATCTTGGAGCTCTGTAAATATTCCAAGTAGAACTTTATTGTCCATAGATTTGGGCATACCTTTCTTAAAGGAAACAAAGTCATTATCTTTGGCTGCCTTACGCATCTTAGAAGCAGACATTCCATCAGTATCATCTGAATCGGGATCACGATCACCAGCATTTACAACTTCAATATTATCAAATTGATAAGTAGATCCATTATACTTATTGGCTAGCTTCTCAAACTGAGCAACTCGATCTCCACCTCCAACAATGCGCACATTAGCATAGCCATCGTTGTGTGCCTTACGCATAACATCAAAAATGGTACGGTTTGCCGCATCATTTACAATTTTTTCTGCGTGGTCTGGGTATAGCTGACGCATTATGGAAGCTTTACGATCAACTCCTAATGGATTTTTCTTTTTGTCCTCAGAACGAGAAGGGATAATCATATAGTCATTATCATCGGAGCTAGAAGCCACCTTATCCATAAGTTTCTGGTGTCCCACGGTAGGTGGGTTGAAGCGTCCAAAGGCAAGAGTGAGTGTGCCTTTCGTTTTGGGTACATCAGCAGGTGTCTGTTGCTCTGTGGGAGCAGCAGCGGCAGCTGCTTGCTGAGCTTGCGCTGGGGCAGCGGCAGCATCCTGTGCGGTTACTTCTGGTGCTACTGCTCCCTTATTAGCTTGGGCTTGTGTAGCACCTTCTGTGTCCTTTACACGGGTCCCTAGGGCAGCACCACCAGCAGCTTCTTCGCCAGAAGTAGCTTTATCAGCTGCACTTTGGTTTGGGTCTCTCTCACCGTCAGCTTGATTGGAGTTAAAGAACTCCAAACTATCACCTTTGGTCTTGGCAACAAACTCACCGCGCTCATCATACCAGCCACCGTGACCGTCACTACGCAAACCCATCTTAGTGGCTTGCTGAACGGCTTTGGATTGCTTGGCTTCAAATAGAAAACTTNGGAATGATTTCATCTCAATTAGATTTTAATTTATCCAGTTCGCCCTGTGCTAATCGAATGCTTAGGAATGCTATCACAAATGCATCGATATAATCAGAGTTGTCGAAAATCACTGTAGTAATAATCTTTATATATTTATCACTACTAATTCCATAATAATTTGACTTCGCATTTTCCTTAAAATTAGTTTCTACAAATTCAATATATTCCTTTGCGGTTGACTTTGGGACTGCTAAGAAAGTTCCTTTATCAACCTTCTTCCCAAAATAAGATGCAAAGCTTGAGCCAATGTCGANACTGAAGAGATTATCTTCCCTGGTAATAATGTCTCTGAATTTTTTACACCTATTAACAGCAGCACTAGCTCTGCGAATATGTGGAGCAATCTTAAATTTCCTATGAATTGGAAGTTTAGATGATGCATCTTTCAATAATTTAATTGGATCCTCTTTGGTGAAGAGGGCATACTCAAAGTCTAGCATAATGAATTTAACGTAATTGTGGTCCGTGTGCCCAGGCAACTATAGCATATCTCTCACCTTCTGTCACTGGTTCAACCTTATGGGCGACACGAGAATCAAAAACCAATACACTACCGACTTCTTTAGACATAGTTGACTGTAGATTCTGCCAATCAAGAATGTGTAATTCACCACCATTGTAATCCCAAGCATCACTAAGTTGTATGGACATACTCAACTTCCTATCACCTTCTGGATTAGCAGATAAACCATAATCACAGTGCCATTTATATTGACCACCTGGGGTATATCTCAATAATTGAATTTCAAAAGTACCATATAAATCATAGTTATAATACTTTTTATTAATAGTAACCATTGATCGTACAATATGACGTTCAATTGGATGAGCATGTGGTATTGGATGTACATCAACAGAATGATACTGATGACCCATATACTCTTGACTAACTGGTACGTAATTATCAGCTTGATTTGCGTATGATTGAAGTTCCCCCACAATTTCAGAATTTAAAAGACTCTCGTAAAATGCTTCAGCCATGGTAATAAAAATAGTAGTTGGTGGTATTAATCTCTCTGTCTCCAATCATCGGAGTCGTCTCTACTGAACCACTCAACGATTTCTTCAGGTGTATCAAAGCCGCTTCTGTGATTGCTTGGATCGGGATCACCCAGGTCCATCCGATTTAAAAAATCATCTAACCCACCATCTGGTGTCTCACCAGTTAATGCCTTTCTTCTAGCCCTTCTCAAGATCTCACCAGCTGATCTATTGGCTTTGGCTAGCTTATCTGCCCAAATCATTTCGGTTAATTCAACAGGCTCACCTTTTTCAATGCGAGCTGCTACAAATTCTAATCGTAATCTCAACTTGGTTGATAACATAATATTTTTTCATACACCATATTTAGTGGTGNACTTGAAACTGGCGCGGTAGGACTCGAACCTACGACCACAGAGTTAACAGCNCCGCGCTCTACCAACTGAGCTACGCGCCAATGGTGGAGAATAACGGAATCGAACCGATGACATCCAGTACCGGAAACTGGCGTTCTGCCCCTGAACTAATTCCCCATTCAAAACTATGTATGTACATAGAAGCCTTCGACAAGATTTGAACTTGCGACATCGGCTTTACAAAAGCCGCGCTCTACCACTGAGCTACAAAGGCATAAAGGAAGCTGTGCTTCAGCGCTACCAACTTCCCGACGTATTATGGAGCTATAATACAATTACAAACGCAATTCGAGGTATAATGAGCCTCGTTCCACTTGATAAGGGTGGAATGCTTCCTGTGGGGATCGAACCCACCTCAGCCGATTTATGAGATCGGTGCATTCACCAGATTGCTAAGGAAACTGGTCGGTTGACCGTATTATATCACAAGATCAGAACTTATTCAAGTTGTCTTGGATGAAGCGTGTGTTGATTGCGATGCGCTCTTCTTCTGAAAAATTTACCCACAACTCGCTGATTTTTGCGTAGTTGTCTCTAAAATCTTTGGTGTGACGACACAGTGTCCGTGATCTGTAAAGATCGTAGTACTCATCAATAAGATCCATACGTAGTTGCTTAGCCATCTTAGTCGCGCTGTATGGAGTTATTATAACCTATGTATAGGCTATTGTCTGTGGGATTAGCTACCAAGTTTTGATTTGCAGATCTTAATCCAACAGAGAAGGGCTTGCTTTTCCATTTCTTCTTGGTCAGTCATCATACCTTGCTTGTTTTCTAGGTAGAATTCAAGTGCCTGAATGGTATGAGTATAATCGTTTTCTGATAGTAAAGCCATTGTTGTTTATTGTGGTATGTTAGTAAAGTTTTCGGCTAAGTGGACGCCCTTAGACTGGTTATTTTTAGGTGGCTCAAATCTCAAAGTGACTGACCTATCGTGTTGGGCTGGGTCAACATAATAGCATTGGTCGGTCTCGGGGCAGTATATACAAAACAAATCTATTTCAGATTTATCATATGCTTTGGTATGACTACCATTTTTATCTGCCCAACTGGTACTGAATGCTACTTGAAGGAAACCTCTATCGGCAGTCCTGTATTTTACCTGAACTCTTTTGAATACCCCGTCCCTGTATATTACAAGGTCAAAGGGAGCGTGTTCTGTGTGAGGGGTTAGGATAATCCAACCTTGCTCAAACATATCAACTTGAGCTTTTAGAACACCCAGGTCTCCTTTATTTTTGGTGTGGTGTTCTATCATAGTCCCATTGTATAGACGCCTCAGGCTGGATTCGAACCAGCGCAACACGCTTTAGAAGAGCGATGCTCTTGTCCACTGAGCTACTGAGGCTTGGTGACCTGTTTAGTATAACAGGTCTTGGTAATTGGGTCAAGCCTCTTCGGCAGCCCTTTCTTTTTTGAGGAGTGCAAAGTACTCTTTGTAGTACTTCTTCTTCATAGCCTCAACATAATCTAGTTCCTCGGGGGTTCCTAGCTGCTTTAGTTTAGCATAGACACCCTCCATCTCACCTAGGAGGAGAGCATAATCAACGGCAACAATCATACTATAACCCATCCATCACAATAAATGTCCTTTGTATTATGGTTTAGCCCAGGACCAAACCATCTCTTAGGGCTGATTACTTTTTTGCTATTAGACAACCAGGCACCCCACCAGCTGTAACTACTATTAGCGACAATATGATAATCACATAAAGTCATTAGGCACATATCGGTGTAGGGGCAATTAGTTTCTGATACAAAGAACCTATCATCTGGGAATAGTTCCTGTGCCTTTGCCCACTCTGGATCGTCAGTGAAGATGATTACTTTACATTCTTCTGGGACAAGCTTCAATGCTTCTTCATAGTAATCCAAACCAACACAATCATGGTTTGGATTACTAATGTAGTCTGTCCTTCTTACGTGAAGTGATACTATATCACCACTCAAATGCTTACGCATCTCCTCGGCAATCTCTCTATATTGTTGTTTAAACGTAAACTCCTTACGAATAAAAGATGATGCGTGAGCAAACCACTTCTCACTCTGATAAAAACCTAACAGATTTATATTTTGTGGTGGTGGATTCTCAAAGAAAGCCTGACTAAACTCAAAGCTTGGTTCATTTACTGTTGGATAAGAACTAATACCCTTGATTGGATTGATCTCAAAAGCATCGTAGATATTACTACGGAGCTCTTGGTAATAGTGCTTCCCAAATACACCTTCGTGTGGAATACAAAAAGGTCTATTGTGCTTAATAGATAGACCCACTAGGGCAGCATATTGAAACATCTGGTTTCCCAAATGCCCGTAGTTTCCTAGATGGTTGAATGAAAAAGACATATCAAAGTTGGTTATCAAGTTTAGTTAAAACAACGATCCATCTACCAATAACGGCAGACCAATCATAATAATGACGTGCGAAGTCTTGGGCTTCTACACATAATGAGCGGAACCTCTTGGGGGAGGCAACCAGTTCATTGATTTGGAATACAGCTTGCTCTACAAAAGACTCTTCATCCATTCGTAGAACTAGACCAGCAGGCTTACCTAGATGGTCAATGATTCCAACAGAACTGCTGATAGGGAGCCTACCTGCCGCTGCGGCTTCCATATAAGGCAGCCCACAGGCTTCAGGGGAGCTGGAAGGCATAATCAGACTATCTATACTCTCGTATAGTGTGGGCATACACAGGTTCACTAGCTTGCTCCCTGTGCCTATTAGAGGTAGTCCTGTAATGGTTGAGATTGACTCTGCTAGATGCTTCCTCTTACAGTCTCCTGTTCCAGCAAGAACATCTGGGGCAAAGTCTGAACCAAAGTATCCAAGCCTGGTTAGTTCAGTTGCTGGCTCTCTATGGAATAGCTCAAAGTCTATACCATTTTGGACCAACTCAACATTCACATCAACCCCAAGAATCTTATGGGTCTTCACTAGGTCTGGGGAGATTGCTACAACATTACGTAGGGATGCCCAAGGAATATTTGAGTCTACACCATGCTTCACATCAAAGCGACTATGAGCCACACAGATGATCTTATTAGCAGGAATACCCTTACTAATCAATAGGTTTACGCAAGGACCTGGGAGAGTTACAAATACATCATATATCTTATTGAGATAATCAAACTCTCTAACAGAATAATCAAAATCCCAGTTAAGCATATTGGAGTATATACCCCTCTTACAGAACTCCTTTACCAAGTTATTGTGGATATTACCAAGGGACCAGGTAACATCTGTATAGAATAAAACTTTCATAATATTAAAACCAATGTTTGGGATCGTAGTTGCTATCCCAACCAGAGATAGTTTTGAGACCAGACAATTGTAGATTCCACTTTTTGGACTCAAAGAACCTCTTGGATTCTTCTGGGTCCATACCCATTTCAGTTATGGGTGTTGATGTAGAAGCTTCCTGGTGTGTGTTTTGGGTGAATACTGGTCTATTCACAGAGTATACATTATAGTATTTTTGAGTCTCTGCGTAGCCAACATCCATATGGTCTTGTATCTCGTAGGCACTATGATAAGCAATTCTACTAAGATGCTCCTTATACCCGTTGTTTAGATGTAGTATAGCATGAGCTGATAGCATATTGTATACTCTCACAATATCTTCATTTACTTTTCTATACTGAACAAACTGACCATTAAAGTTTAATAATCTACCCCATATAGAAGTCCCCAAAAATAGCGCATCGGCATCTTCGGGGACTTCGTAAATTAGTTTTTCGTTTCCAACGTATTGGATATCATCCTCAACTAAAAGGAATGGAGATTGTATTGATGTATTCCCCATAACCTTTAAGTGGGATAGAGCACATCCTACCGCTGGCTTTTGATGTTGGATACCAGAGACTCTATGAATCCTACTAAAACCAAGACCCTTTAATGTATTTTCCGTAGACTCTCTACGGTCTGGTTGTGAATCTAGGTTTATGTAATAGACGGGAAAGTCTCTAATGTCAATAATCATTCTGTGCTTTCAGATTCGGGTTCTACTAATGCCGCTTCCTCATCTAGCTTAATATCAACTAAACCAAATGCTTCAATGGCACCTTCTACACGCAACAGGAGTTCTGAACTTTGCTGTAATTTGGTACGCAATTCATCAATACTACGTCCTAGTTCTACACGTCTATTGACTAGCTGCTGCAATAATACTTTTTCTTTACTCATTTGTTAAATCCTATAGATGGTTTGTCGTCTTCTTCGTCCTCATCTCGCTTAATCATTACAAGACCAGCAAGAGTTTCCATAATAGTAAGGACTTCTTCAACGTCTGACTCAGAAGGTAGTTGTGTCTTTACATAGTTGAACTTAGCAAAGAACTCGGGTCCTACTTCTGCATATTCTTCAAGTGTAACTGGCTTTGGGTTACTCATTCATTCTCCATTAGTTGTTGTGATAATTTATCCCTGAGAGCTTCACATCTAGGGATGTCGTACTGCTTAAAGTTGCCTCGCTTTTCTACGTGCTTGTAGTAGTGGATGGCGTTTTGGATGATAGTGAAGTCTTCCAGGTCTAGGTTAAAGTTCATAACGGAAGTCATTCAGTATCAAGTTGTTGGACTAAGTTCAAAAGGTCATCAATCTCACTTGGTAATCCACCAGTTGGGATATACATCTTAGCATACAATGCTACTCCAAATTTATCCTTAACAATGTTCTCTTTCATTTTAAGTTTCATCTTACGGACAGCATCAATAATTTCGCTATTAAGATACAGTTGTGCTAGTTTGGGTTGTTCTAAGCTCATAGGAGACAATTAGCTAGAAAGTTCTCTGCTACTTGAGTTCCTTCAAGAATTTCTGTTGGCAACAAAGAATCTCCTGCATAAAACTGCCAGTATGTAACTGTAGTACCATCTGGTTTAGTTGGTGAGTCAGCTTGGCAAATCTTAGTGATTCCAGTGGCTTCATTAAGACGTTGCTGAACTTCAGTAGGCAATAATGTCAAATTTAAACTAGTGAGCTCATAAATTACTGGTTGAAAAATTGTATGGACCACCTGATTCGTTGCTTTAAGCATAATAATAAAAAGGTTTCAATAATATATGTAGTGAGGTAATCAGATGTCTCCCTCNACACGGACTTCACTGCTATGAACATTGAAGCTTCCACCAGGATAGCGTGCTTCTAGCTTTGCTACGTTCATTTCGACCAGTTCCTCGAATGTCACATTAAGAGCGATACAGGCTTGAGCCATGTACCACATAATATCACCAAGCTCACGCTTCATATGGTAGATATTATCTTCATTATATGGCTTACCTTGGAACAAAATCTTCTTTACAACTTCCATAAACTCACCACCCTCAGCACAGACACCAACAGCAGCAGTAAGAAGGCGTTGAGTATCACACTCTTCTCCCTCTAACTCTTGAATACGATATACAAAAGCTTCATGGTCCTTCGATGGCTCACTGGTAACTCCATCTACGAATTCTAGATAGCGGTTGAAATCAACTTGACTCATAATTTTTTTATCNTGCTACTGATCTATTATAGCATAGTTTAAGTCTGAACACCCATCCTATCAGATTTTCTAGTATATCCATTTTTAGTCCTTAAGAAAATTTTATTAGACTTAAAGTCATCCGCCACCAAGGAAGAAAATTTTGGTGTTTGACCGTTGATATCAAACTTCACATAGATTANTTTATTTTCGATAGCATCCTGGAATATTTTATTATATGAAGTATTATTTTTGGAATCGGCAGAAACCATCTTCTCGGATTCATACATAATTTCATTCAATGTGACTTGCTCACCCTTACCACTTAAGTAAGAATTACTCTCTAAAAATGGGAGCATAGCATTATAGTCAAACGCATCATCCTTATATCCAGTCCTTAGCCTATTGGCAACATCTTGAGCGGCTGCTAATGGAGGACCCCCTGGTAAATTGGCAGCAGCAAGTATAGGACCACTAACAACAGTACCCTCATTTAGTTGTCTCAGTACTGCATATTGTGGTGTGTTTTGCCATTTAGCTAACTTCTGTGGGTCTTTACTCAACAAATCAATAATATCACCAGGCTTAACTACGTTAGTAGTTGTAGTTGTACCAGATTTTGCTGATATCGAATATGCTTTAGTCGGAGTCTTAATTATATAATCCAAGAGAGGTTCGTTTGGNCTACTTGGGAAAAATATTTTAGATGATGCAGATATAGTAATCTGTTTTGATTGTAAAAGCTTATCCTTAATAATAGCAATTGGACCGAGAATCTCACCGAAGTCCTTTTTAATATCATTTATTGGTAGATTTGGACTATACACACTATTAACATATGATAATGACTTCTTCTTCATATAATAAAGAACAAGTGCCTCTAGATATGTTTTGATAAAAGGTGCCAAATTACCATCAGAAATACTATTCAGCANAACTTTTACATAATTATCTAACGTATAATCTTTATCAACTACACCAAATGCCTGTGGGTTTAAATTAACTCTTGTCTGAGATCCAGGTTTTTGTAAATTATTGAAAGTTACTAGGTACTGCTTGTTATCTTTTACTCGTAGTATTGGGTATTTAGTATTATAGTCCGAAGACATAGCAATAACTTCTTCCCCAGCCCCAATCTTTTGTGTCAAAATTCTGGATGGATTGCTTGGATCATAGCCAATAGAGTCCTTTTTCATATTTGTAGGAACATTTTGACCCCTAAAATATTTTGACCACGCTTGGTTACCAGTAGATGCCATTACATAATACCTTCCTATTGGTATTTAGTTTCTTTCCACTTAATGCTCTTCTTAAGATTCTTATCATAGATTAGTAAAAATCTATGCTTTCTACTTCTAGGTCTCCACTCACCTTCAATACCTTTAACAGATCCCCTTGAGTGCTTAATATATGTTCCATCTGACTGCTTTATCCAAAAGTCTTTCTTAGCATCAGATAACCCATAGTACTTAAAGTTAGTTGCTTTGTATATAGTGCCCTCATGATGAGCACTATCAGCATAACTTAGTATTGCTTTTACATTAACATCCTTCCTAAAAATTTTAATACATCTAGCAACAAACCAAGATGTAATATTATATTCAGCTCTCTGAGTTTCTGGATGAATACACAAACGCGAAAGTTCCCAGAGACCATCTTGCTGATCTCTGGGTAAACCAAACGCACCTACAGCAATCTCAGGAACAGGTATCTTTGTGAAGATACAAGCCCCTAGACAACCACTAACATGAAGAACTTCATTTTTATATAGACCATAGTTATAGCCACTTTTAAAGTCTTTAGACTCATCTTTTAAATAATGATGAGTATATAGTAGATCCTTTATTTGTGATTTAGTACTTCTCTCAATAATGTACTCGCTTTTCATTAGAAATTTAGTTTAGCGAACTTTTCTTTAAATGGTTTGGTGGTTCCGTCAGAGTGCTCATACTCTTCTTCACCTCCTCCCATAATATCATCTTGAGCTGATTGCTCGCAGTCATAAAGGCGCATCTTGGCGCGGTCAATACCGACAACAAAACGCTTGTGGATGGTGGGATCATTGTATCTGTTCTTAAGTTGTTTTACCATAATTTGACCAAGACCTTCTAGCTCCTCTGTTGAGATTAGTGCCACCATAAGGTCAGCAGTGGCTGGAAGCCCGAAAGACTCGGAAGTATCTGTGATATCCACATCACTGTTTCCATAGCCACTACGGGTCGTCTGGGTGGCGCTAACGATGGGTAGGTTGAACTCTACCGCTAGACCACGCAACTCCTCNGCAATGCTCTTGACGAGGGTGTAGGAGTTAGCATTAGCTCCTGCCTTGATACGGCTGGAAGCACAGATGTTTAGGTAGTCAATGAAGATAATCTCAGGGCGGAAGTTCTTCTTGAGTTGTAGCTCATTTAGAAGTGCCTTGAAGTGACCAGAGTGTGCCTGTGCTGTGGGGTATTCCTTGATAATAAGGGAACCTTGAACCTTTTTGGCTACCTTGGTCACCTTATCCTCAAACATTTTCTTGGATAGGCTTGAAATATCTTGGATATTTACATTGAGTAGGTTGGCGTCAATACGTTCCGCAATCTTCTCCTCAGCCATCTCGGCAGTAATGTATAGAACATTCTTGCCCTGCATTAGAGAAGCAGCAGCCACGTGACACATAAACAGCGACTTACCAACACCAGTACCAGCCAGAGCAATGTTGAGTGACTTGTTAGTTAGACCACCCTTGGTGATCTTATTAAGTAGCTCAATATCAAATGGGATCTTGTCTTCCTTACGAGTGTAGAAGTCAAAACGCTCAGAGGCATCTTCGATGTAGTCGTGACCAACATTACTATCAAAGGAGACCGCCAGAGCGCTTGAGAGGATGCCTGGGATAGCGTCTTCTGTCTTCTGCTTACTATCACCATTAGCAATGCCTACAGACTCCATAAGGGCGTTGTAGATGGCTTGCTTCTTACACCACTTCTCCGTAGTATCTTGCATCCACTCATCAGTACCTGTTACATCATCAAAGGATGTGAGGATGGTACGAATGTTTTGAACTTCAGTTTCAGCTAGATTATTACGTGCCTCTACCTCGATTCCAAGTGCTTCTTTAGATGGGCGAGTGTTGTACTTGACCATGTATTGGGCAATCTCCTCAAAGAGGACTCGCTCTGATGAATCGTGGAAATAGTCAGGTTCAATAAATGGAATGACTTTGCGTGAGTAGCTTTCATTGTATACTAGTGATCGTAAAATAAGGTTTTCAATTCTTTCCATTAAATGTCCTAATTAGTTTCCGTATGAGAATGTTCCTTTAGCAATTACTTCTAGCTTTTCCATAACTTCTGGTGTGAAGTATTGCTCTGGATCTTTGAGAATGGTTTTAGCATAGGTCTTTTTGCCATCACCCATATCATAACGTCCTGCGACGTTTTTCCACATACCACCCTTTTCACCTAGCTCTAGAAGACCAAAGTACTTATCAAGTCCTCGCTCATCATAATACAAACGGACGCCTACGTCCATATTCTCTTTACTTAAACGCGACTTAGCAGTCTTTGCCTTGATAATGTTTCCAACAATCTCTGTTCCATCCTTCTCTTTCTTCTTTGAGAGATGAATGATAGTAGAAGCGGCATACTTAAGACCAGANCCACCACCCATTTCCTTTGTAGGAACATAAGCACCGATAACGTCATATGTGTGGTTTGTTACTAGCATTGGAATCTTAGCCTGTCCTAGCTTCAAAGTCAACATACGGAATGCTCCTTTGATTAGCTGGGATTTAGTCATATCGCGGACTTGCTTATCGTCTAGCGCATCGTTGATCTCCTTATTAGTGGAGAGCATACCAAGGGAGTCTAGCACAAACATACAAGGCTTACGGTCTGCCTCAGGTGTCTTTAGATACATATCAACAATCTTAAGTGCCTTTGTGCGGAACTCTTCAATTGTTACGACATTGACAACAGCCAAACGGTTGAGGTCGATACCACGTGATGATAGAAGTGACTTATTGACTGCTGCTTCAGTATCAAAATAAATGCAAGATGCATCGGGACTAGAATCCAAGAAGTTCTTGACCACGGCGAGTGAGAAAAAAGTCTTACCAGTAGAGCTTTCCCCAGCAATAGCAGTAATTTTGTCGCCAGAAACACCACCGTACAAAGACCCAGATACAAGAGCATTAAAGATGAATGAACCAGTGTCCACAAATGTCTCGGTTTCGTCAATGTCTGACGCAATCTTAGAGTAGTCGCCACCAATCTCATTTACAATATCCTTTAGAAAATCCATAGTTGTTAATTAAAAATCAAATTTGCCGAAGGGGTTTTCACCATCTCCGTTTTTACTTTTTAAGTTGTCTAGTGTATCCATAATACATTCACTAGACTCAATGCTCTCAACAGTAAAGAGAATCTTCGCAATGCTCTCGCAAACCATAGGGCGCTCATTTCTAGCAGCATATGCTAATGCGTTCCTTAATGCGGCTTTAGCGTCATCAAGGGAGTCAATTACTGTCTTAGACAGTGCCATTGGATTTCCTCCTTATTTCGTATAGGTATTCTAGCACATCAACACGAATATTGATCAATTCGTCTAGACATTTCTGATCCCTAGCTTGAGACCTCAGATCCTCATCAATCTTAATGACTGATTCAATAAAAAGGTCCAATGCTAGTAATTCTGTATCATTCATATTATTATCNAAAAAACGATTCTAGTGTAACTGTTTTCTCGGAATGCCAACCAATAGAATCAAGAATGATTTTTAGTGGCTCCAAGAAACTTTTGTTGAACTGTAAGTCATAATCAATGTACCGCTCTAGATTTAGCTCCTTAGGGAAGTCTGAAATGAATGAAATAACATTCTCTCCAATCTTATTAGGAACCTTTAAGTAGCAGAACTTGATCTTCTCCCCATTATTAATCAATGAGTACTTCTTATCTAGCCCATTCTTTTTTATGTAGTGATTGAATAGAAGTGCTCCGCGACAATGGATGGGAGTTCCCTTAGCATAAATGCTGACTGGGGACTTATATTTAACAACATCACTAACAGATCTAGGGAATGAAATCTGTTCTGGTGGAAGCATCTTAAACTGAAGTCTACAACTATCAATGTAGTCAATAACTTCGTCCTCAGTGCCCACCATAACAAGCTTGAGTGCCTCTTTAATCATTGACCTACACGGAGCAGGGGTGGATGATTTGACTGCCTCAATGCCCATCATTTTGAGCTTAGGTTGAGCATAACGCACACCCTCACTATCCCATACATTCAGAATGTAACGCTTCTTAGCGGTCCAAATACCACGGTCTGCGATATTCTCCCTCTTCATCTGCATCTTCTGGTCATACGCATTCACATAATGAGCAAGCTCTTGATATGAATTATCAATAAAGGGCTCAATCTTAGCTTGACAGAAGCCATCTAGTGCGTTAACAATCTTCTCTTTAGATACATCCTTATCACCAAACACCTTATCAACAACAGGTCCCATATGTAAGTAGATTGAATCAGTGTCTGACGCAATAACATAGTCAACCTTGTCTGTACCTAGTGTCTTATTCATATACCCATTGAGCTTATTCTCAATCCAGCGAATAGAAGTCTGACCAGATAAGGTGATAGCCTCAGCATTTGCTAGTTTGAAATACCTGAAGTATTGATTACCAATAGCACCATAAGCACTGTTAAGAGAAATCTTCTTCGCCATTTGAATGTTGTTACAGCGGGAGATCTCCTTTTCAAGTGCTTTAGAAGGCTTCGTCTCATTGAGCTGCTTGGCTGCGAGCATTCTCTTCTTAAAGATAACTCGTTCTGCATACATCTTCTCCATTAGTTCGGGCAACATTCCCTTAACACGACGGTAGATAGCGCCGTTAGCAGTCATAGTCCAGTCAAGAACCTTCAATGGAGATAAGTCTAGCTCCATATCCAAGACCTTATAGACATTAATCTTGCCCGATAGCTGCCTGATTTCAATCATAGCTTCTAGCTTCTCTTGATCATATGACGGGTCATTCTGTGCATTATGAATCATAATGTTTAGATCATCCATAGTAATAAGCGTCTCTGGGGAGATTGCATACTGCATAATCAAGTGAGGATATAGTGAGTTAAGGTCAAAGCTCACAACGTAATCATACTTACCTGGCTTAGGTTCCTTAACATATGCTCCAGCATACTTTGAGTCCTTATCAACTTTTACTTTTGGTGGGATGACGACCTTCTTATCACGAAGATAATTGTAGATAATAGTATCCCACATACGCACTTGATAAAATACGTCACGGAAGTTTACCTTAGCGTCAAAAGCCATAGTAAGAGCAAGGTCAATAAGTTTCATCTTATCTTCCAAGCGGTCAACTAATTCCACGTCAATGATGTTGTATTCAACAAACTTCTGCCAACCTTGGCGATAGAAATCTTTGAAGGTTTCAAACTCACTGTGATCNAACTTCTTCTGCCCAAGCTCTACATCAGCAATATGATCTAGACGATAGCTTTCCTGATTAGAATATGTGAACTTTTTATATAGATTGAGATAGTCAAGTTGAGTAACGCCAGCAATATCAAAGTAGATTTTCTCCTGACCTTTGATAAAGTGCTTCTCTTCGGATACTAGCTTCCACGGTGACAACGTTTTCATTGTCTTGGAACCTAACAGACGCTCAATGCGGTTACAGAGATATGGAATATCATAATATTCCAAGTTCCATCCAGTAACAACGTCTGGGGTATCCTTTGTCCACCAAGCTAGGAATGAATTGAGTAGATGATGCTCATCATAGCAGGGGCGAAAGTCAACATTCTCCTGCTTATTGGTGAAGTCGCCGTGCTTAGTTTGACCCCAAGTAATAATCTTCTTGGTATTATAGTCCTGAACTGTGATTAACAGTACTTCCTCGGCAGCATTCTCTGGGTCTGGGAAACCCATTTCAGTCTCAACCTCAATATCAACAGTGACCATCTTCATCAATGATGTATCAAATTTGATATCACCAGGATAGTTTTCAGCTAAAAATTGAAAGATGAAGCGCTCATTCCCNTAGACATTGAAGTTTTCAACTTCATCATACCTCTTGATAAACTCACGACACTCCTTAATTGTTCCAGGTTTTATTGGCTCTACATTCTCACCATCAAGTGTCTTCCAGTCACTATCTTTCTTGGAAGACACAAACAATGTAGGTGAAAAGTTTTTCCTTACATTAAAACGCTCACCATTCTCATATCCCCTGAAGAGGATAGAGTTTCCATACATCTGGACGTTTGTGTAGAACTTATTCTTAGACATTAATCACCAATAGTAACGAGGTATTCTGCGAGTAGTTTATTATCTGGAGTTGCTACGAAAAAAACATCATCTGATCGGATGAAAAACTTAGTCTCGGAAGTCAACCTCCTTGATGGATATCTTACCATACATTTGTCTAGATCAGCATTCTCATCATAGGAAACTGGGTCAATCAGGTAATGGTCTGGATCTCCCAGAATTACATTTTCGGGAGGAATTTCTATAAGCTTACCAACTAAAACTCTATTGTTTTTTAGTATTAATACTTTTACTGTGGTTTCATCCATTTTTATTTCCTTTATAAGATTCAACTAATGTATCCAGTGGTTTTGAAACAACAACAACAACGGATTTTAGGATGGTGAATTTTCTCTCCTTGGACAATGGCATCCAAACATCATATGCAATAGAACTAGTAAACACACCATCAGTCATAGATGAAGATTGAATACTCGCTAATAGTGGCTGCTCAAGTATGTAAGAATCATTACCAATATTTTCTGTATATTGACTAACAATAGTTGTTCCATCCATTAACAGAAATAGTCCAATCGGTTTCTCTACAGGAGAATGAAAATCATAAGTTTCTTCTGTAACTAATGATTTTTTATCTTTATTAAAAGAAGTCATAGTATATCTTGGCGTACTTTCATCATCTGGGGTGGCTCTGTCATAATCGTTATTCATAAAATTCTGTGGCTCATAGCATTATAGCACATAAAAAAGGGGGCTGCCCTGCTTTTTGACAGGACCCCCCAGTTGTGGCGACGATATACTTTATTTAGCCTTCTCTACCACCATCACTTGAGCTATAAGCACAAACTTTTTTATTTGGTGCCATCTTATAGTCAACAGTCTTGCCGAAGCAATGAACTTTAGGCTTATATGCCTTTCCAGGTGGAGTTAACTTCCTATTAACTTTAGAAGCTTCTTCTAGAAATTGACTAAATGTTTTCATGTCATTAGCTGCCTATGAATATATTTAGCTCATAGCCAGTCTTTACGCTTTTGATGTTCTGGGATTACTCTTTGTAACTCAATACTCAATACACCATCAGAATAATCTACATCTTCAATAACAACATCATCAGAAATAGTCCATACTCTAGTGAAGTCCCTTGCTGCTACTCCTTTATGGATAAACTCAATGGCTTCATCATCACGGGTACTATGACCCTCAACAAATAGTTTGTTGTTTTCACTGTAAACTTTTACTTCGTCTTTTTTGAAACCAGCCAGAGCAACNTCCAACTTGAATCTCACATTACTCATCTTAATTAAATTGTAAGGTGGATAGTTTTCCTTACTTTCGTGAACGGCACCCATTCGGTGAAACCATTCATCCATTCCAATAGAATGTCTTTCAATATCCTTGACGAACTTATCTAAGTCGCCAGCTCCGTACATCTTCATTTGTTCTCCTCGTAAGCGAGATGTTGTGTGTGGACCCCGAAGGCATCCACCACTATTTATAATCCAAGGCATCAAAAAGGGGGAACGGAAAACCGACCCCCTTACAAATACTATAGCTAATAATATATAATGTAGTTATTACACTCTTACACTTAACACTTGAGCCTTGACTCCAAACTATTTATAAGGGTAATATAAAATTTGTTACATTGCTACACTTAATAATCTTGAAATCAAGATTTTCTGCCGCCAATATTATACTTGGGTTCCAACACCCATTCACCCTTCTCCTTATATGAAAGAACCTTAATTTGGTTCAAAGGAGCAATATCAATAATTTGATCCTCATTAGCAATGGTAACAAGATTCCAATCAACTAGAAGCTTAGTAATACGATTTCGACGCTGAAGGTCATTGAGNGTGATATTGGTATGCTTACCGTCAAGAGCAAAAAGCTCCTTAAAGTGAACAATAAAATACCTTCCCTGCTTGTGGAGGATATGACAAGACTGGTAGATTTTTTTCTCTCTACGAGAAGCTACACCAATACGAGTAAGTGTCTCTCTCACTTTCAAAAAATCATCGGGCTCGGATAGAAAAATTTCTACCATCTGGGAAGGCTCCCAGTAAACTAAGCCCCTCTCGTCTGCTTGCATGGATTTAATCCCCCTGTGTTAAGTTTTCGATAGATGTAATCAAGTTGCTCATTAGATAAAATATTCAAAGCTTGTTCTGCCTTTTCGGAGGAGAATCCGTAGTACTGACGTACCGCTTCAATGTTCTTTATACTATCTTTCCTCAACCAGGGAGAGAATCTTTTCCTCTTCCTCAAACTATTTATAAGAAAATCATATTGAAGGCGCTTATCTAAGTTAGGAAACTTATTCATCTCATTAGATTGCATGAGAGAATCCATTTGACCAGACAGGCATTTGTTAATAATAAAGGGGGGATACTCTTTCTCAACACCAGGATCTTCATCCATAAGATTCTCCTTGGAGATGTTAATACTGTTCAGCCAATCTTTAAGGTCGATAGTCATAATTAGTGTCCTCCATATTTAAGATCCCTTTCAGTGGGAAACCCAGCAAATTTAATCTTGTACTCATTAGTTTCAGAAATAATCGAAACATCGTACAAGAATAGTTTTTCATACTTTTCTCTATAACGAGGTATCCCCTCTATCAATTCCTCAAAGTTTTTATATATCGTGGATCTTGATACAATTGGATACTTTTCTTGTCTTTTCTCACAGAAATACAAATTGTTAGGAGAGCACATAAATTTATCAAATAATGATCCTATTTGAATTAATCTATCTTTAGAAGTTTCCTTTTCAACTTGAACAACATCCCCATTTTTTATGGGCTGTCGATTCCAATCTTCATCAATATACCCACAGGTGTATCGATCANACCACAGTTCAAATGACCACAAATTCTTACCATCATTATTAGGTGGACCATAAAGATGTTGTTGAGTTGAATTGGTCATGTATCACTTGATAATTTTACCTGCGTTTGATGGTTTGATAATGGGAGAGAAGATGTCATTATAGTTACGAACTACATCTTCATTGGGGTCTGTAACATATACAACGTAGTTGGCTCTAATGCGGAGCTCTTTTACATCGGGGGAGATTACTGGGGACCAAGGTGCGAAACCAACAGTACCATCTCGTCCTGGGACTAACACAATGGGATTGTTTATGATCAATTCTTCAGCCTGCTCTTTGATTAGATCAGCAATAACATCCTCACCAGAATGCATACGGATAAGTTTTACGTTCATAATTAAATAAGTCCTTTTTCTTTTAGATAGTGTAATGTTTCTTTTAGTCCGCCAATGTGCTGGTAGCCAACGGCAACCTGGGGGAACTCGGCAGTATCACCAAACTCGGATCGGAATTGACGCTCATTGAAATCTTCGTCTAGTTGATATTCTAGGAACTCACCATTAAGGCTGATGAGTAGATCACGGCAACGGTCGGATTCTTGTCCGCCGTTGGTATATAAAACAATTGTATTACTTGGAAAATTCATTGGAAGTCACATTCAATCATAATTTCAGTTAGGGCAGCTAGGAGGTTAATCTCCTGGTCAGCAACAAAGCTACTTTGATATTGATATTTCGCAATAATAAGAACAGCAGCAGCTATAGATGGTCCTTGAAGGTGGGAATACAAAGCATCATATACTTTACGGAGAATGGCATTTGTATCGTTGTCTAGGTTAGAAACAACCCACTTACGGACTTCAGTAAAGTTACTTGACTTTAGGTCACGCATAAGATCCTCAACCTTGATCTCGGAGAATGAAGCGAGAATACCAGAGTCAATCTTACCGCCAGAAGAATAACGCTGAACCTCATTGAGGACACGACGGAAGTCTGGGAAGTGCTTTTGGACTAGCTCGGCTAGAACTTTAGGCTCTGCTTCAATACGTTCCTGCTCTAAGATGCCTGTAAGGCGCTTGAAGAAGGATGCTGCTACCTGCTGCTTGTCTTTACCCTTGAGGCTAAACTCAACGACAGCACAGCGGCTGTGGAGGGGCTCAATGATCTTGTTCTTGTAGTTACAAGTAAAGATGAAACGGCAGTTCTTATAGAACGCTTCCATATTTGCTCGGAGAAGAAGCTGAACATCGTTGCCAGTATTGTCTGCCTCNTCGATGATGATGACCTTATGCTTGGCTTCACTAGTCAAAGACATAGTAGAAGCAAAGTTCTTTGCCTGATTACGGACAGTATCAAGGAAACGACCTTCATCAGATCCATTGATCACATAATAGTCAGCACCAATCTCATTGCATAGAGCTTTTGCAATAGTAGTCTTACCCACACCAGGAGGACCTGCGAGTAGTAGGTTAGGGATTTCACCCTTCTCCACAAACTCTTTAAAGGTTGCCTTGATGTGATCGGGTAAGATACAGTCGTCAATTTTCTGTGGGCGATATTTTTCTGTGAATAGAAAGTCGGTGCGCTCACTCATAATAAAAAGATAATAAAGTAATCAAACCCAGGAGGGCTTGCGTTCAGGTTTGCGGAGATAGTTAGCTGAGACCCAGGGCTTTGAGGAGATATACATCTTGTATGCCTCAAAGGTAGAGATTGATTGGTCTAGCTTGAACTCATCAGGCATAGCACGGGCAAACCCGTGTGCTCCAGTATAGCACGAAATTGGCTTTCCTGTAGTCCTTACAAAAACTTCTTCTGCGCCAAGCAGGGACTGCTCACAAGCGTGATGCTTACCGTAGCGGTGGGTATACTCGGCACACAAGGCGTGACCGTGTGCGATGAGCCACGCTAGGTTCTCGTCACATAAAGAAGCCCATACAGTACAGGGGTGGTTACGAAAACCTCCCGTTGTCTTGTATGGGGTTCCATCAGCCTTGAAGACTTGACCACAGTCACGGTACCAATGTGAGTAAATCACGGATACCATTTGGCAGCATTCAAGCGGCATTTTTACAACGTGCTTATCTGGGAGTACCAGTGCGCTGCCTGCGGGGTCTTGTTCGGTGCAGAAGATGTTCATATAGGNTGCTTTCGCTTCCCATATAATAGCACATCATCAAACCAATGGCAGAGTATACACTGATGATAGTCCACTATTATCCATCAAATTATCCAAATATACTTGATCTTCTGAATCGGGCGGAACTAATTCTAATAATTCATTAAAGGCTGCTTGGATGAGAGGCTGAATCCGAAGTCCATTTTTAGCATCCCCAATCAACGCAATAAACTCAGTGGCAACTACATTTACTGGAAGGCTATTAGAAGCACTAGCCCTAACCTTCATATAATATGGAGAGCTTATAAGACCCACCCAAAAACTAACATAATCTACAGGAATTACATCATCTTCTGGTACATACTCTGCTGCCGTTTCCGTTCCTATCGCAACAAATGCTTTGTATTCTTTATTATCCTCATCAACTGGGATAATATATTTTGCATCAACACCTTCAATAAAACCAATAACTATAGTTTTTTCAAGGTCTCCCCACCGATATGAAGTTATGGAAGTCATAATATATTAGATATACAATTTATTTATTACATAAAATAATCACCAAAAATTGACAATATAGTAATGTAGATTAGTAATATCATAAAAAAACCAAAGATGATAAAGAAAGATAATTCTGGACCCATAATTTAGTTGATAGTTTTATTATATAGCATAAAAAAGCTAGGAGGTTAGTCCTAGCTTCAGTTAATCATAGTCAATTGACTATCTTGATTTGTACTCGTCCAAAAGAACGGATAGTTCATTGACTGCTTGAACCAATAAACCAACTAGACCATTGTAGTTAACGGTCATCCTGTTTTCGNTATCAGCTACGAGCTGCGGATAAACATACTGTACTTCTTGAGCAATAACGCCCACAGAAGAGCCAGAACCATTTACCCAATCATATTCAACACCACGAAGCTGTTCTAATTTATATAGAGCAGATGTAATGCCTGTGATATTAGTCTTAAGACGTTGATCGGATAGAGCATTAAACTCTTTTGACTCTAGAGTTCCAGTAGATGGATTATAAGTCAACTCCTCATTAGCAGTGCTATCAGTATAGATAGTAGCACCAACGCCAACGTCACTTAAGAATGGCACTGGATAGGCAACATTATCTTGGTTGTCGAAGCTGGTTACAGAGGTAGCGGCGCCAGCCTGAAGACCGGTTAGGTTAGAACCATCACCGTAGTATGATCCAGCGGTGATAGAACCACCAATAGAAACATCATTGGTTACTGTTAAAGCAATACCAGGACCAGTAAGCTCTAGGCTAGCAAATGCCTGTGAACTACCACTACCAACAACATACTCAGCAATGGTTTTAGCACCAGCTGCTGATACCAAATCAATATTATTTACATTTGCTGGATTATCACTGTCGAAGAAGACTCCGAGGAATAAATTACCAGCAAAACCAAAAGCAGGGGTGACTAGTGAACCAGCAGCTTCAATTGAACCACCAGCATACATGTTATTGGTTACTGTTAAACCAATACCAGCTCCAGTAGCCTCAAGTGAGGTTGTAGCTGTAATAATACCAGCCTGGATATTTCCAGTAGTGATGATATCTGAGTTTGGTCCTATAGTAGCACTAACATTAGTTAGTTTAGAACCATCACCTTCAAAGAAGGCGGCGGTCATGGTACTGGCGATACTAACATCGGCAGGTAAACCGATGGTTACAGTATCTGTTAGGGTGTTTATCCCTACAGTTACTTCATCAGTAGTGCCTTCAAATATTAACTTTTCAGTTGAAAGGTCAATAAGTGCTGTATCAACACCAACATTAACGCTTAATATAGAAGCGGAAGCTGCTGGGTTTGAATCAACCCAAATTGGACTGCCATCATTATCGTATCTTGTGAATTGCCTTAATACACTAGAGTCATAATAAATGTCCCCTTCTTCTAAAGGAGATCCATTTTCTCTAGTTGTAGGAGCTTCTGTTGAAATAAAAGAAGCTGGGGGCAAATCGGTTAAACTCGCCCCGCTTCCTACAAATTCTGTTGCTGTGATTACCCCTGATTGGGCATCTAATTGTATAGTTTCACCAACATAGAGGGCGGTGGTAATACCTGCGGTATTTACACCAATTAACTCTCTAGTATCGTTAATAATGACCAAATCTTGTAGTAGAAAAGCCATTAAGGGATATTAAGTTTGTGTATACAGTAATATTTATATTTTTTTATAGGTCATAAAAAAGCCCCCCTTGCGGGAGGCTGTTGAAGTTGATTCAATATCAACCGATGGAAGGAGCAACTAGAGCTACAGGAGTAGACTCAGTAGATGCTAAATCAAGTGGGAAGTTGTGAGCGTTGCGCTCATGCATGACTTCCATACCAAGACCAGCGCGGTTTAGAACGTCTGCCCAGGTGTTGACTACCTTACCTTGTGACTCAACGATTGACTGATTGAAGTTAAAGCCGTTGAGGTTGAATGCCATTGTGGATACACCAAGAGCGGTGAACCAGATGCCTACAACCGGCCATGCGGCAAGGAAGAAGTGAAGTGAACGTGAGTTGTTGAATGAAGCATATTGGAAGATCAAGCGACCAAAGTAGCCATGAGCAGCCACGATGTTATAGGTCTCTTCCTCTTGTCCAAACTTGTAACCGTAGTTCTGTGATTCGGTTTCAGTTGTCTCTCTTACAAGTGAAGATGTAACAAGTGAACCGTGCATTGCGCTGAACAATGAACCACCAAAGACACCAGCTACTCCAAGCATATGGAAGGGGTGCATCAAGATGTTATGTTCTGCCTGGAAGACTAACATATAGTTGAATGTTCCCGAGATTCCAAGAGGCATCGCATCAGAGAAAGAACCTTGTCCAAAAGGATAGACTAGGAAGACAGCAGATGCGGCTGCTACTGGTGCGCTGTATGCGACCATAATCCAGGGGCGCATACCTAAACGATAGGATAGTTCCCATTCGCGTCCCATATAGGCGTAGATTCCAATAAGGAAGTGGAATACCACTAGTTGGAAAGGACCGCCATTGTAAAGCCACTCATCTAGTGAGGCAGCTTCCCAGATGGGATAGAAGTGTAGACCAATTGCATTTGATGACGGGACAACAGCACCAGAGATGATGTTGTTACCGTACATTAGAGAACCAGCTACTGGCTCACGGATGCCGTCAATGTCTACGGGGGGCGCTGCGATGAACGCAACGATGAAACAGGTTGTTGCGGCGAGTAAACATGGAACCATCAACACACCAAACCAGCCCACATAGAGGCGGTTATTGGTGGATGTGACCCACTCACAGAAGGATTCCCAAGGGGAAGACTCGCGCATTGCGATTGAAGCTGTCATATTATATTCTCGTAGTAAGTAAAGATGTACAAAGAAACGTAAAGTTTTGTTTCGCTTCCCTGACTTATATAGTATAACAGAATGTTTGTGTGTCGTCAAGCACACAAAGGGGAGTATTTTTACTCAATAATTTGATACGCACTATTATTGAACCAACTATACCCATATCTACGTTCCCGCTTAACCTCTTCAATGCTATAAACAATATCATATTCCCTGTTGGCAAAAATAGGTTTTAGACTATCCAACTCATAGAAACGTGCCCACTGACCATCTCCATCAGGATCACCCTGACCCTCAGGCAATTTTAAACTATAAATGAATTCAATAGCAGATAACCAGGACTCGCGAACTTCTTTATCTTCTGGATAATAATCTAAATGATTTTTAAGTAAATTTATTACTTTCACACTCTCAGAAGTAGCATAAGAAGGCATTTCATAACTACGAGCCCAGGTTGGTTCAAGTGTATCGTGGTCATGTTGCTGACCCCAAATAGCTTTTTTTCCTTCGTGCTTAATCTGAGTAGATAATATACAATCAATACCTTTCCTATAAACTGTTTCCAAATCCAATTCTTCTGAGATGTCTTCTAGATAAGTATATCTCCCATATTTATTTTTTTGAATTGAAAGGAGTAGATTGAGAACACCAGGAATTACATTATCATTATAAGTAATATGTCTATGATTTTTATTTTCCCAAGAGCCATTTGGATGCTGGGACTTAACAATAAAACGCAGAGCTTTTTTTATAGCATCAAGTATTACTTCATCTGCGGTTAGATCATATACACGAGACAGATATTCAATATGTCCCCAGGTGCAGCCATTATCAAAATCACTTCCATCCCTTTCATAGTCTGAGTTGGATGGTTGCTCATATATTTTCTGTAGTTGGCTTTTGCTATATTTATTTCTATAGTTGCCCTTTTTACTCCAACCACCATCTGGATTTTGAAAATGTAGTATGTTTTCTGCTATTTTAACAACTTCATTTTCAGAAAAAATAGCTGGTTTTGATCTATAAATAGTACTTCGTATTCCAGTTTTGGGAAAATCAGCCTTAAGGTCAATATAATTATCTTCTAAGTATTGTCGTCTTTTGTTATAGGAGTCGTAATCAAAATTTTTACTGAGAGGATCATCTTGTAGAACATCATCCCTCACAATACCAAGTAATTTTAGTATAAGTTGAATAAAGGCTTGCATTTTTTTTTCTATGAATATAAAAATATTTATCATAAAAAAAGCCCCCCTTGCGGGAGGCTCTCTGCATCAACCAAAGCTGGAATCTGGTTCAAGGGCAATAAAGTATTCCACATTATTTTTCTGTCCAGTGAACTGGGCTAGAAGTTTCTGGGAGATCACAACATCATAGTTGCCTGCGAGAATCTTGTTTGTGTTTTCCACCTTGAAATTAAAGCAGAAATCATCAGAGGTCTCGCCAACATCAACAGAAAAGATATTAGAGGAATCATTCTTCTTATCGCGTACAACCAAGCTAATGGTTCCTTCTTCACCAACAACAGAAAGGTCAGGGAGCTTATAGACGCTGGCTGCCTTAACAAGCTGTAGAAGCTGTGAATGGTCTAGCTGGAAGCAAACTCCTGTGAAGGTAGTACAAGTTGCTTTTCTGGGGGTGCTACGATGACTTCTGGGTCGGCGAAGTGGTAGTTTACACGACGGCGACCTTCACGGATAACAACATAGGTGTCGTTGGAGAAATCAAGAGTATAGTCATCGTGGAGTGATAGACCGTTTAGGAACTCATTGAGATCATAGATCGCAAAGGTACGAGGGAAGGTCTCCTCAACAGTTGCTTCGGCAAGGATGTTCTTCATAACCGAAATAGTTCTCAAGGTGTTGCCTTCACCAACAATGATGCTCTGGTTGATGGAACTGAAGTTCTTAAGAACTGAAATAGTTGAGTCAGATAGTTTCATAACAAATAGATATTTTTGAAGATTATTGATGGAGTATAATGATTATAGCACACTATCGCCCAGTTGGGCTAAATGTTTCTACAGCATCTTCAGTAAATGGAAGATCTGAGAAGTGATATAGAAGGAAAGCATAGTGAATAACCTTAAGGAGATCCTTTGGATTCTTACCATCCTTCTTACCAAAACGAGAAAGATACTTAATAGCATTGGATCGGCAGAATGCTTCAGCATCACCAATAGAGTCAATAAGGTCAAGAGTCTGTACTTTAGACTCCTCACCTACATAATGACCATTATAAGTGCTGGATAGATAAGCTTCCACCTCACGAAGGATTTTGCCTTCATCATACTTCCAGAAAGTAATATCCTTTGCGGTGTCTGTTACAACAACTTCACCTAGCTCTTCACTAGTGAAATGCTCTCTACCCGCCCAGAATCCGTCAGCGGTCATTTCATAACCACGGTTGCGCATCTCTTCCATCTCTTCGTGTAGCATAGCCCAGGAGTTAGTCATAAAATTACCTCAATATTATAGCACAATTAAAATTCAGATGGGTCAACTGAGGATGCAGTTACTTCACTGGACTCAAAGTCAACGTCATTATCAACGGCACCGTAAAGGTCCATAAAGGACTGGCGTGTCTCATCGTCAAAGCGATTGAGGCAGATGTTGATAGCTTTTGCCTTATCACCAAAGATGCTGTAAGCACGGATGATATGGACTAGTCGGCGAGTGGAGATGATCTCATCAACACCACCATCATAGAAGGTCTTACGGATGATGTCACCCCAGTCAGCAAGACGCTTACAGAAAGTAGCATCGTCAATACCCAATGTCTTGGCGTATCCTTTGAGCATCTTGGTTTCGATTGCTACGGAAGGATATGACTGCTCAAAGGTGATTGGGAAACGCTCAAGGAAGGCTTCATTCAGAACGTTGGTGCCGATAAAACGACCGTCATCTGATCCCTTACCCTTTGTATTCGCAGTCGCGATAACATTGAATCCCTCTCTTGGAGTGATGTACTGTCCAATCTTCTTAAGGAATATCCCTTTACCCTCAAGAATGCTCTGCAAGCATAGGATTTTGTTGGATGCCAGGTCAATCTCGTCAAGCAATAGGATTGCACCACGTTGGAGTGCCTCAATAACGGGACCGTTATGCCAAACAGTGGCACCATCAACGAGGCGAAAACCGCCAATAAGGTCGTCTTCATCAGTTTCAATAGTGATGTTTACACGGATAAGCTCGCGTCCTAGTTGAGCGCAAGCTTGCTCTACACTAAAAGTCTTACCGTTACCGGAGAGACCAGTAATGAATGTTGGGTAGAACAAACCAGAACTAATAACTTGCTTCACATCAGCAAAGTTGCCGAAAGGAACAAAGGTTGAGTCTTTTTCTGGAACAAGGTTCTGCTCAACCATAGGAGTAGCTTTTACAGCGGAAGGAGCTTCTACTGTGTGCTCAAGTTCTGCTTTTACTTGGGAGATATTAAGATTCCACTTACCACGACCAGACTTATATTCTTCTAGGCGGCGGGTTACTGTCTGATAGGTCAGACCCTGAATAGCACAGAATGCACGAACATCGGCAGCAGAAATCTCCTCACTGAAATTAGAGCGTAGGTTATCCAGCATCTCTTGAGTAGTCATAGCGAGTTGGCGAGGCATAGTGGGCTTGTGTTGTATGTGATTATTATAAAGCATAAAAAAGCCCCATAGTGGGGCAGTGGTCAGTTTAGGTAGTGCCCAATAATATAGACAGCAAAACTCATAACGATAAGGATAAGGGTAATGACCCACAGTCTTGTTATTTTCTTGTGTTGAGCTTGTTGGGTATAAGAGAGTCTTTCCGAGAATTCGCGTTTACGATCATGGAACTCTAACGCCTGTTGCCAGAAAAAGTCATTATCGTCAAAGGTTCCATTCTTCTTCTTCTCATCCCATAGTTCTTGGACTTTCTGTTCTAAATCAGTCTGCTGTGGAAACATAGTTGACTTGTGTTGCATGTGATTATTATAGAGCATAAAAAAGCCCCTTAGTGGGGCAGTGGACACTTACCATTCTGTTTCTGTCATTCGATGAAAATTTGTAAGAATTGTTTCAGCCATAAATTCAGGATTTTGTATGGCTTCTTCTATTGAGGGTGGTCTTCCAGTTCTCATTAATTGTTTTCTTAAACTATGTAAATGGCTATAAATATCTGTCATATAATCTGGAGGAAATTTACTATGGGTCCAGAATACACTAACATCACGCCTACCCCTAGTTACTTCACTTACTTCGTGAATAAATCCAGTATTATATGTAACGGCATAACCAGCATCTAGTTTATGTTCACTAATTTCATGATCATAAATCCTTAAGTATCCACCATCATATTCATTGGGGTTATTTAAAAACACAGTAGTACTGTAATGACCTACTTCAGGAGCATCTTGGTGTGGTCTATAGAATCCTCCGACATTAGTTCTAGAATATATGGGCACATTTGTAGATTTAGCTGCGACTTTTCCCAAAAAAGGATAATCATGGTCTAAAGCTTCAAAAATTATTTTAGATATTTCTACAATATTTTCATTACTACGACAGAACTCTGAATTATTTTTTAATGACAAATCAGTATGATCAGTTGAGTTGGTTCCATTTACCCACAAACCACCATCCATCATAGATTGTATCTGTGAAAGTTGTTCTTGATCCAACAATTTTCTAATATAAATCATTTGTTTAAATGCTCCAATAGTGCTGTGGCTTCACCAAAACGGTCAACATAGTGAACATAATCCATCTCTTTATTAGATAGAAAACCATTCTCAACCATCTCTTCTTCTAACCAATCTTTGAGAGTTCTCCACATTCTACCAACACAAATTATTGGCTTCTGTTCAATATGGTTTACTTGGATTAGTTGATAGATCATAGCCATTTCTAGGAGAGTACCAATTCCACCAGGGGTAACAATAAAGGCATCACAATTTGAGAAAGTATCCAGTCTAGTGAAGAAATCATCGTGTTTTGTAAAGTCATAAACATACTGGTTGACTGCCTCTTCAAATGGTAAATAGATTGCTTCTGCTTCTGACCTAGTAAGGTCAACAGACGCTGCACCCTTGTTTGCTGCTTCCATAGTACCTGGTCCACCACCCGTGACTACAATCCAACCAGTTTGAGCACAGCGCTTTCCTAGACGCTCTACAGCATCATAGAGCTTGCTGTCTGGATCAGTTCTAGATGAACCAAAAATTGCTACTTTTTTCATTGTTCGTTTATTGCGATAAAGTTTGTTGTCATGTAATGCTCATCATACTCAGTATATCTATCTAACTTAAATGGACCAAATGGTGTAATTCGGTACATAGAGAAACCTAGTTCTTTAAAGTAGTACCAGAAATCACGATAATGAGTCTTAGTATCAATGTTACAACCACCGAATTCAAACTGAATAATTTTTGTTTTAGATAGGAGAGCACCAAAACCATCCAAAACATCTAACTCATGACCCTCCACATCAATTTTAACATAATCAATATGCCTATCATCCCAATAATTATCAAACCTAATGACTTCCACAGTTTCTTCTAGGTTCATTTTTATATTGACATGATCAATATTTCTTTTGGTGAGAGAAGCTAGTCCAGAACCAGGTTCGTTTGAGTAAAGTGTAAGTGTATCTTCTTTATTAGATAATGCTTTTCCATTTACAATGACATTAGAAAGTGAATCAAATTTAGCTTTTAGTATTTGTACGTTAGAAGAAGATGGCTCAAATATGTGACACTCTGTTTCAGGAAATCTTCTAAGAACTTCTTCGGTATAAAGACCTTTATTTCCCCCAATATCAACAAATACATTTGGTATACTTTCTGCTAGAGATACACAAGAATCCACTTCAGCAAAGATAGTTGCTGTTCCCCAGCCCTTTCCTTGCATACTAGCTGCATATGTTTCCAACTCAAAAAAATCTTTTTGATTGATACAGAAACTATGAATAGCGTTACGTAATTCTTGATTCATATCTTTAATATGGGTATTCTAATTATAACACATTATGCAATGAGTGAGATGAAATCACTCAACACCTTCTTGTTATTCTTCTTGCTTTTTAGTGACTTACTAAACGCTGATTTAATTTTAGCTTTAGTGGCTCCTTCATCCACATCAAATTCAGCAGACTCTTGGACTGTATCAGAATCCACGATGTAGTACTTGTTATATCCAGCATTAGTTAGAGCAATTGTTTTTTCTTTCTTCCACTTCGCAATTTGTGCATCATCATATCCAACTGCTTGGCGAACGAACCATCCACCACGTTTTTCTAGGATACGGAATCCAGTGAAGGTAGTTTGGGGGAACTCAAAACGTAAGTCCTCCAGAATTGTTGAGGTGACACCACACAACTTCTCCTTATCAATTTTACGAACAGTCCCTGTGACTCGGTTGCGAAGGTATCCATTTTGGTGACCCAATCGCCCTACACTTATTTTAGTTTGACCATCATATGACTCGATTTCAGTGGTATACCTAGTCCAACTAGCTTCACCATCAGTGAGAACCATTACGTGTGCCTTCTCAACATTATTACGTTGCTGGAAATCTGGAAGAATCTTACGTAAAGTGATTAGTGCTTCATTTAGAGGAGTACCAGAAAGACCCACTCTACTAGGAACAATATTTCCACCCCTAGTCGTATAAGAAGATGCGATCATAAAAATAGTTTCCATTTGGCGCAGCAACTCCTTACGGTTGACTGTACTAGTAAGAATATTCATCATACTAAACTCATCACCAACAACTAACTCATTAGGAATATCACTGTTCGTATAATAGTTTGCATTATCGCGATTCCACTCGTTAGTAAATGCATAGACTTCAAATGGAATATTTACTTTATCGCAGAACATAACGATAGAGAGTAGTTGCTTGATAGTATCTTCCAAGATATGACACATAGAACCAGACCAATCTAGAACAAATACCAGACCGTGGTTCTTACCTTCAGGTAGAGTTGTGACCTTCTTAAAGATATCTTCGTTGTACTTATATGTGTGAAGTTTAGTACAATCTAATACACCAGTCCTAGATGTTGAAGAGCGAGAGTAAGCAGAGGCTGACTTCCTACATTCAAACTCCTTAACCATATAGTTGACTTCACTTTGGATGTTGCGCTTAAATTCATTGAAATTTTTATCATATCCACCAAATAATGTCTTAATAAAGTAATCAGCATTTTCAGGATTCGTATTATAAAAAAATTCACGCTGCCTCTCAAATGAAGAGTTAATATATTCGTGTATTTCTTTGTTAGAAGCAATATACTTAGCTGCAGAGAATGATGGATAAGTTAGATATAGGGGCTGATTATACGTATTAGTTGTAGCCATATCTTCAAGGTTCTCATTGAAGTTCTCCATTGTACTTACATTATCAGTAAGATTACCTGCGGTATCTCCACCACCAATTTCATCGTCACGTGACTCCATACTTTCACCCTGCTCATCACTCTCACCATCCTCCTCCTGGGGGGAACCACCCTCACTTGATTCACCTTCACTATCGGATGGTCCCTCTTCTGGCTCTTCACCCTCACCACCATCCTTCCCCTGTGGCTCTTCAGTGCCTTCAGGAGAAGAACTAGCATCTTCATCACCAGTTTGCTTCTGCTCCTCTTTCTGCTGCTCGTGGAGGGCATAGAGGGCTTCTGCTGCTGCAAGAGCATCATCAAAGGTGACTGCTGCAGCACATTGGTCCACAACAACCATTTCAGAAGATGTGAAAGGAACTTTAATGAAGTTGCCGATCTTAAAGTGTAGGTTTACGCGGTCAGCAATGTTCATAGCTGCTACATCTTCATCAGCAATACCAAAGAAGTCTTGGTCATGGAGTTCGTGGTATCCACGGAAGAATGTCTTGGGTAGACCCACATACTTCTTCTTCATCAATACTTCAATGCGCACATCTTCCGTGACGTTGACGAAGCCCTGTGGAACTTTAGTCTTCTTTCTCCAATCCTCATTGGGTGTAAAGAGAGCGTGAGCCACTTCGTGTGCAATAAGGAGGTTGAATACATTATTAGATGCTTTCTCCCATCGTGGGAGAGTGAGTACACGACTCTGGACGTTGAAGCTAGCTGTGCTTACATTCTTGTGCTCAACCAAGAGGTCTTCTGTTGCGAGCAGACGGGCAAGAGTGCCTTTGACTTCTAGGTTGACTGACATAGCGTATCCGTTTCAATGAAATTATTATAGGGCATTAAAAAGCCCCTTGGTGGGGCAGTAGACAGTTACTAAATTGTCTTTTCCATCATAGAAATATGTTCAGCAATTTCTGTAAAATCATTACCTCCAGCATTACATACCCTATAAGTGCCATATCGACAGCACCAACCAGTGAGTAAGTACTTAACACCACTAGTCAATTCTTCACCTCTATGTGTCCAAAATTGACTGGAAGGAAATAATAGTAACTTACCAGGTTCAGAAATAATATTTTTACTTACTCCACAATTATAAAATTGAGTTTTTCCATTATCCAATTGATCTGACCTATCATTTAGATATAAAATATAAGTGAATATTCTGTTATTGACAAATGCCACTTCATAATCAGTTTCTTTGTGGATGAAACTGCGTAGAGGAACAACTTCACTAGACGCATCATCATGCCAGTGGTAGTGTCCACCAGGAGTAGTTCTTTGAATCTGATACCCACGATCATGAAACATCATAGGTTCAGAATAATGAGCATCTTTAATAAGTAAATCCATATAGTTCGTAAAATATGGATTAAATGCTTTGTATAATACATCATCAATGTCATCCCATTTTGGATCACCAGTGATAAGTAAATCATCGGAAATTTTTGAATTTGTTAAACCAGCACCACTCTTTCCAGGTTTAACTTTTTCATCAGCTTCAAACCTATCAATTATCTCATCGCATAACTCCTTACTAACAACATTTGGGTATTCGATAATGTAATCTTCAAATGATCTCATAACAATTTAATATTTTAATGTAAGTGAACAACACCATTTCCATGAACGTGAGGAACAGAACCATCATATAGGTGTGGCTGTCCGTGGTCAAATCCCCCAGTAGCTAAAGAAAGGATACCAGCAAAGATTGCAATTTTAATATACTTCATAAGGGAATAGTCAATCTATTTTTTATTTAGTTTTGAAAATCCCCTCTCTTTTTCAAACTTAAGAACAGAATCAAAGCGTTCGTATAGCTCTGTCTTATGGCTGATGATAAAAATATTAGCATCTTTAACAACGTAACGGATGATCTTAAGGAACTCTTCTGTACCAAATCCATCAAGTGAGCTGTCGAATACCTCATCCATAATAAGGAGATTTGTATTAATGGAATTGCGGACTCTAGCAACTTCTCTCCAAGTGAATAGAAGTGAAAGGTCAATACGCATTTTCTCACCCTCGGAAAATGAAGCGTATGAGAAACGTTCGTGGATAGGTGATACAACAGTTTCGTTGAACTCCTCATCTAGATTGAAGTTAATGTAGAACTCCATCATCTGAAGGTACTTATTGACGTGCTTGTTAATAAGTGGGATATACTTCTTAATGATACTGGTCTTAACTCCACCATCCTTAAGTAGCTCATTCACAAACTGATGCTTCTCCATCTCAACTTTCAAATTAGATATCTCATCAACGCTACTCTTCAGATTTTTAATAATGGAGTTTAAGTTCTCTTTAGATTCAGCTTGATTATCAATAGACTCCCTAATTGTTGATATTTCAGAATGTAAGTTAGTAATAGTCTTATTGATATTAGAAATATCAGAATTACTTGAAGCCAATTTTTTGTTAAGCTCCAAAACTTCAGCAGATATATCATTAAAATTAGACTCTCTATTTTCTTCTTTTTCAATAGCAGCTTCTAATTCTTGATATCCACCTTTTAATTTTTTAGCATCTACACCAAGCTCAGTTAGTTTAGTTTGGCGTAGATTCTCATCAATATCCTGGGTACAAGTGGGGCAAGTTTTATTATCATTAAAGAACTTATGGTTTTTGGACAGGGTGGTAATCTTTTGCTGAATTTTACCTTTAAGCCCACCAAGCTCACGAAGCTTATCTCCAGCTCCCTTTAGCTCTTCTAACTCGGCATTAAGATGATCAATCTTACCTAGAACATCAATATTAGCTTCCTGTAGTTGTTGCTGATCAAGTAAATGCCGCTTAACAGACTCATTCTTTTTATTGATATTTGCCTCACCACTTTTTGTGATATCATCAATGAACTTGGCTTGCATTTGACCTTTCTCTTTAAGAGAAGACTTCTTCAACTCAAGAATCTTTAATTGATCGCGGACAGTACGAACACGGTCCTTGACAATAGATGACATTGAGCTAAAGACACGGATGTCTAGAAGATCTTCAATAACCTCACGACGGTGAGCAGCAGATAGCTGCATAAAAGGAACAAAAGTAGAACTACCAAGGATAACAATTTGGGTAAAGGACTTATAATTAACTTTAAGAATGTTCTCTTCTAGTGTGACTTGATTATCTCGGTCATCACCCCTTTTTTCAAGAAGCTTTCCATCAACTTCAATATCAAATACGTTGGGCTTAATACCACGTCTAACTAAATACTGGCGGTTGTTGTTATTAAACTCAATCTCTACAAGACAATTTTTTTCAGTTACACTATTTACCAACTGGGGTTTGTTAATCTTACGAAATGGCTTGTTAAAAAATACAAAAGTCAAAGCATCCAGGATGGTTGACTTACCAGAGCCATTGCTACCGATAATTAGATTTGTATTATTTGCTAGAAAATCAATCTCAGTGAATGAATCCCCAGAGGAGAGAAAGTTCTTATAGCGAAGCTTTTGGAAAACTAACACAGGATACTAACATTATTAGCTCCATTATAGCACAGATTTATTGATCTGTTGGAGGAGGAATAAAAAGTTCGTCTATCTTTACCAATATGTACCTACGATCTTTAACTTTTAATATTTCAAGAACATTGTTAAAGTTGACTTCAGAAACAACCATCTTCAGCGTATCTCCTACTAGATACTCTTCATCCCGCTCCAACATTTGGACATATCTTTCAGCATCATCCTCATTCTCAAATATTAAAATTTCTGGTTCTACACCTTCATCCCTTAAAGAATAAATGTGAGTCTCTCCTTCAGAGTTTTTTATTGTTAGTAAGTAACATTGCTGATCGTCTGGTTTCATACTTCACAGGCTTCCATATAAATTTCAGATAATAGTGATTTAATAGAATTCTTATCCAGTGAGCTCTCATCAAAGTCAGCTTCATCAACATAACGGTTTAAGATTGATAAGGTATTCTCTTCAGCATCACTAGCATCAAAGTCCTCTGTTTCTTGTACGTTGAAGTTCTCAACGACCTTCATATCAATCAGACCAACGTTGAATAGCTTGTCTAGGAACTTATCAAAGTCTTTCTGTTTGGTCTTCTTACGAACAACAACCTTAACAATCTTACCCCGGTATGCGGTAGCATTGAATAATTGATGCTTTGTATCTTCATAATATACGATTGAGAATAGTGTGTTTGGATTGTTTACATACTCAATCTCACCTGTCTCGGTATCAAATAGAACAAAACCACGAGTATCATTAACATCATTCCAATACATCTCATAGGGATTACCCATATAAAAGATCTTACCGTCATCAGAACGTGTATGGAAGTGACCTGATAAAACTTTTTCAAACTTACTAAACTCAGAAGGCTTTACTAGCCCCTTATCATCCTCAAACTTATGACCGCGATATGCCTCAAAACCACCGAGTTCTAGATGACCCATAGCATACTTTGCTTCACTATTGGTAATCATTTCCTTGGTTCTAGTAAGATTCTCGTCACATATCCAAGGCAACATTAGAATCTTTTCGCCATCTACTGTAATTTCAGTGGGATCTGAGTAGGTTTTTACATTCCCATAATCTTGTAGAAGAAGATCAGGGGAGTTGGTCCTATTCGTTGACTTGAAATAACAGTCGTGGTTTCCTACAACCATATGAACGTCAAAGTCTTTCATTGGATCAAAGACTACACGCTTGGTCCACTGTAAGGAATTGTATTCAATAGATTTTCTACTATCAAAAGCATCACCCAAGTGAAGGATAGTCTTTACACCACGAGCTTTTAGTGTAGGGAAGAATACTTCTGAGTAGAACTTCTCAAAATGGGCGTGTAGATAGTCAGCACCTTTACGTGCCCCAAAATGTGTATCCGTAATAATAGCAACTAAACTCATGAGTTAAGCTTGGTAATGATGTTTTCTTTGATTGCGTTGTAATCGTTACGATATTCGTTGGTTAGATTAGCATCAGAAGTCATTAGGGCTTCAAATCCACTCTTCTCTACAATCTTAGTTTTAATATCAAGCTGTCTCTTCTCTCTCTGAATACGGCGTAGGAATGCAAAGTAACTAATTTGAGTGAAGTATGCGAATGGGTTCTTTGACTTAGCTGGGTCAAAGTTATGAATGTACTGTACGCAGTTCTCAATACCATCGGAGATCATATCCTCGCGGTACATATAGTTTACGAAGTTGGACTTATAGCTGAGATGGGTAGCAATCTTGAGAAAGCAAGATCCAATGTAATTAGTAATTCGTGGTTTGGGAAGATCTTTAGCAGCAGCTTCAGCTACGCTCTCTCGGTACTCAATGAGAGCATCAAGAAAGTCTCTATTATTAACGTAATGTTCTGTTTTCGCTTTAGGCATAGCACTTCTACTGCTTTAGGTACATTATAGCACAGAATACATGTAATTGCTTAAAGACTTGACAAGGGTCTCAAAATGGAGTACAATCAGCCTTGTCGGGGGTGATAAGTCACTTTAAGTACTTAAGAGTCTTTAAGGTTTTTCATATGAATCTATATCTTTATAGAGTTTTTCTAGAGTAGTCTTAACTTCATTTACATTACCAACGTAACCAATTTTAGAACTAGAGTTACTATATCTTTCTGGTTTAGAATATAATTTAAGTTTTCTTTTAAAGAATGTTGAATAATCATTTAATATATCAACATCACTAATTTTATATACCGTTAGTATTTTAGTAATATCTATAACGTGTAATGTATCATTTTTAATGCATAACCAAGGTTCTAATGCATATTTTTTAGGTTTTCTTCTATCCCGTAACACAACTCTTACTGGATCCTTAAAAGAAAGAACAGTGTATCCACTGTCATCTTCTAATTTTACTAGTGTGCATACAATTTCTTCACCAGATACTAACTTAATAGCTGCTATTTTGTCGCCCATTGGGTTTACCTTAGATTAATGTTTATTATGTCATAATTGAATTTTTCTTCATTATATGTCTTAATACGCTCAATCAAATGATTAAGTGTGTAATTTTTATTACTATTTTTCGTTGTATCGTCAGCTATATCATATAGCATAGCTTTTGATTTGTTAGACCCTTTCCTAAGTACACGACCTATACTTTGTAAATTTCTGATACGTGATTTTGACGGGGAAGCAAATATAACATTATGTAGATTTTTTATGTTAATTCCAGTACTGAATACACCATAGGAAGCGATAATAATCGCATTATCTTCCCTTTCTGTGATTTCGCGTACTTGTTCTCTTTCTTCTACATCAACGCCGCCATGTACAAAGAATACGTGGCGCCCCTCTTCCTTCTTACTATTTATAAGATCATTAAGTATTTTTCCGTGATTTTCTACTCTTGTAAACAAAACCAACGTATTTCCTGTAATGCCCAATGCTAGATTGCTGATAAATTTGTTTCTTTTCTCGTGACTAATGAGATATTGAATCTCATCCTCATACTTATTAAACTTTTGCTCATCATGTTTTAATAATAAAACTTTAATATCAAGTTTAGCTACGTGACCAGCTTCCATTAGCTCCTTTGTTCTAATGGTGTTATATGCTGGACCAAATAGTCCTTCCAGTACAAGCTTATTTGTTTGGGTGCCATCAAGAGTACCTGTGAAACCAAAACGATACTTTGCGTCACATAGCTTAGTCATAATGCTGACTAGACTTTTTGATTTAAAGTTATGTGCTTCATCACCAATAACCACATTAAACTTTTGAAAAAATGGTTTAGGTAATTTGTAGACAGACTGCCAAGTAGTAATAGTAACTTGCTTATCACTATGTAACTCCTTACCACCATAAATTTTATGACAGTAAGAACCTACGTCAAATCCATAATCCTCAAAATCTTTATACATCTGTTCTACAAGAGATGTAGTAGGGACTACAATAAGAATGTTCTCATTGCGTTGAGCATAGTATGCCACTAGGGCATAGATCATTAGAGATTTACCAGACGCAGTTGGAGAAACGATAAGTTTCCTATTTGATTTGAGAGCGGTATAGATCCCGTGGAGCTGATAATCTCTGGGCTTATATGAAGTAATGGATTTAACCCAATCAGTAACACCCATAGGTGAGATCTCTTCATTTTCTTCATAGGGTAAGCCATAAAACTTATTGTCCCTGAATTCATATGTGTAACCATACTGATCACAAAAAGCAATAACACGATCTAGCAACCCAACATAGATCTGTTTAGTTTGAGGAGAAAATAAATTAATCGTTCCATCCCAATGTCTTTTGCGGAATGATGGATGAAACTTTGCCCCTGGAACTTCAAATGAGAAAGCGTCACGCAGCTCATATTGAATATGTGGTTCACAATCAATTTGAAGAAACACCTCGTTCTTCTTGCTGATAATCAAGTCGGTCATTAGAAAAACATCAGCTAAACTTATTTAGTCGCTGTTCATATAAGGTTAAAAATTGTGAAAGGTGTAGTCAAGCATCATTGCATAGAGAGAATCTCTAACCTTCCATAGCTGCTCTTGCTCCTCTGGGGGTCTTGCTGGGGATCCTTCCCAATACTTAATACGATACTCAATGCATTGATGCAT